TAAATGATAACATACAATTACGCAGGTTCATTTCCCAGTCAGGTAGTACCAGACGCGGAAAAGCAAACAATGGAATATGGTTACGCTGTGGGACGTGCTATTGAAGGAGAATGGTTTTCTGGAGATAGAGGTGGTATGGGAAATAGATATCAAAATAGTTGGTTAAATTTCCATAGATTAAGACTATATTCAAGAGGTGAACAACCTGTTCAAAAATATAAAGATGAACTAGCTGTTAATGGTGATTTATCTTATTTAAATTTAGATTGGAAACCTGTTCCAATTATACCAAAATTTGTTGATATAATTGTAAATGGAATGTCTCAAAAAATATTTGATATTAAAGCTTTTGCTCAAGACCCTGAAGCTTTAAAACAAAGAACTAAATATGCTGATGCTATAATGAGAGATATGTATGCTAAAGAAATGATACAGGCTACTCAAGAAGCAACAGGTATGAACTTTTTTAATTCTTCTGATCCTAATAATATTCCAGAAACTCAAGAAGATTTAGATCTTCATATGCAATTAAGTTATAAACAATCTATTGAAATAGCTGAAGAAGAGGCAATAGAGAATGTATTAGCTTCTAATAAATATGAATTAGTAAAAAGAAGATTATTACAAGATTTAACAGTAATAGGAATAGGAGCTACAAAAACTACTTTTAATTTAGCAAATGGAATAAATGTAGATTATGTTGATCCAGCTAATTTAGTATATTCATATACAGAAGATCCAAATTTTGAAGATATATATTATGTAGGAGAAGTTAAATCATTGAGTTTAATAGAAGTTAAAAAACAATTTCCTTGGTTAACAGATGTAGAATTAGAAAAAATCCAAAAATATCCTGGAAATGCTAATTATACTAGAAATTTTTATGCTCAACAAGATTCATATAATCAAGTACAAGTTTTGTATTTTGAATATAAAACCTATAGTAATCAGGTTTTTAAAATAAAACAAACTGAACAAGGATTAGAAAAAGCTTTAGAAAAACCAGACACTTTTAATCCTCCAAATAGTGATAATTTTGAAAGAGTAGGAAGAACAATAGAAGTTTTATATCAAGGAGCTAAAATATTAGGCCATGAAATGATGTTAGAATGGAAATTATCAGAAAACATGACTCGTCCTAATTCAAATATAAGTAGAGTAAATATGAATTATTGTATTTGCGCCCCTAAAATGTATAAGGGAATGATAGAATCTACAGTAAGTCGTATTACTGGATTTGCAGACATGATTCAATTAACTCATTTAAAATTACAACAGGTATTAGCTAGAATGGTTCCTGATGGGATTTTTATGGATGTAGATGGATTAACAGAAGTTGATCTTGGAAATGGTACTAATTATAATCCAGCAGAAGCATTAAATATGTATTTTCAAACTGGTTCGATAGTTGGTAGATCAATGACTCAAGAAGGGGATATAAATAGAGGTAAAGTTCCAATACAAGAACTTCAAACCTCTTCTGGAGGACAAAAAATTGCTAGTTTAATTCAAACCTATCAATATTATTTACAATTAATAAGAGATGTGACCGGATTAAATGAGGCAACTGATGCTAGTACACCAGATGTTAAAGCGTTAGTAGGATTACAAAAAATAGCTGCTGCTAATAGTAATACAGCTTTAAGACATGTTATGCAGGCTGGATTATATGTAACCTTAAGAATTTGTGAAAATATATCTTTAAGAATAGCAGACGTATTACAATATCCTTTAACTAGAGCCGCTTTAATAGATTCTATTTCAGCATATAATACAGGTACACTAGAAGAATTACAAGAAAAAAATTTACAAGATTTTGGTATATTTTTAGAATTAGAACCTGATGAGATAGAAAGACAAATGTTGGAACAAAACCTCCAAGTTGCCTTATCTTCAGGAGGTATAGATCTTGATGACGCGATTGATGTAAGACAAATCAAAAATCTTAAATTAGCTAATCAGTTACTTAAATTAAAACGTAAAGAAAAGTTAGAAAAAGATCAAGCCCAACAGCAAGAAAATATTAAACTCCAAGCTCAGGCAAATGCAGACGCTGCAGAGAAAGCTACTTTAGCAGAGATGCAAAAACAACAAGCTTTAGCTGAAACAGAGGTTCAAGTAGAACAGGCTAAATCTCAAATGGAAATTCAACGAATGCAAACAGAAGCTAGTATTAAAAAAGAATTAATGGCTGAAGAATTTGGATACAACATGCAGTTAGCTAAAATGAAAGCAACTGGTGAAACTACAAAAGAAAGAGAAATAGAAGATAGAAAAGATAAAAGAATTAAAATGCAAGGAACTCAAGAATCAGAGTTAATACAACAAAGAAAAAACAATAGTTTACCTACTGATTTTGAATCTGCAGGTTTTGATTCGTTAGGTGGTTTTGATTTAGAACAATTTGAACCACGATAAAATTATTTATTAATTATTTAATTATATTATATTATGTCAGAAAACAAAGAAACTTCAACAAAAGAAGTAAAACAAGAAGGTGATTTTAAAGTTAAAAAACGTAAAATTCCTAAAAAACTTACTGTACCAGAAGAAACAGTAAAAATTGATTTAGCAGCGGTTAAAAAAGCTGATGAACCAGTTAAAGTTAATTTAACTAAAACAGAAAATAAAGATGCCGTTCAAGAACAAAAAACAGAGGAAAGCGTGTTACGCGAAGAAGGATCCGAGGTGGGATTGCAAGAAATGGGACCGACACACGAGGGGACCACTGAGAATGTTATTGAAGAAATACCAATAACTGAAGAAGAAAAGAAAGAAGAGGTAAAACAAAAAGTTGCAGAAACTAAAACAGTAGAACAACCTAAAAATCTATTACCTGAAAATATAGAAAAACTAGTTTCATTTATGAAAGAAACTGGTGGAACAGTAGAAGATTACGTCAGATTAAATGCAGATTATTCTAACATAGACAATGACGTATTATTAAGAGAATATTATAATAAAACACGACCTCATTTAACTTATGAAGAAGTTAACTTTTTATTAGAAGACAACTTTAAGATAAATGAAGACGTAGACGAGGAGCGAGATATCCGCAAAAAGAAACTCGCAAAAAAAGAAGAGATTGGAAAAGCAAAAAGCTATTTACATGATCTTAAAAATCAATATTACGAAGAAATCAAGTTGAAATCTAACGTAAATAAAGATCAGCAAGATGCTATAGACTTTTTTAATCGCTACAATGAAGATCAGAAAACATTATCTCAACAGAGAGAGGTTTTTCAACAAGTAACTAAAGATACTTTTACTAATGAATTCAAAGGTTTTGATTTTAAAGTAGGTGATAAAAAATTTAGATACGGAGTAAAAAATCCTAAAGAAATAGTGGACAATCAAACAGATATTACAAATTTTGTTAAGACGTTCTTAGACAAAGACGGTATGTTAAACGATCCACAGGGATATCATAAAGCTATGTATGCGGCTAGAAATTCTGATACTATTGCAAGACATTTTTACGAACAAGGAAAGGCAGATGCTACTAAAAATTTAGTTGCTAAAACTAAAAATTTAAGTACTGAACCTAGAAAAGAAAGTGGTGGAGATGTGTTTGTTGGTGGAATCAAAGTTAAAGCCATAAGTGGCTCTGATGCTTCAAAACTGAAAATTAAAACACGGAAATTTAACAATTAAAACAATTAAAAAATGAGTTTAACTCCACAATTTGGGTCAATAGTACCCTCACAAAAACAGGAGCTACTTAACAGTAATTATTTACAATGGACTGATTCATCATCATCAGGTGATTTTGCGGATTTTGCGCAACAATATCTTCCTGAAGTTTATGAACAAGAAGTAGAAAGATACGGTAATCGTACTCTATCTGGTTTCTTAAGAATGGTTGGTGCAGAAATGCCTATGACGTCTGATCAAGTTATTTGGTCTGAACAAAATAGATTGCATATCGCATATGATCCAGTCACTATTGGAAATGGTTCAAATGTAAATACAGTTACAATACCTGTAAGTGCTACTGTTAAAAATGTAGTTTCTCCTAAAAGCACTATAGTTCTTATGGACGCTAATGGTGTAGAAATGAAATGTTACGTAAAAGAGAGTAATACCTCTTCAGGTGTACTTGCAGTGCTTCCTTATACAGCAGCAGATTTATCAACTTTAGCGACATCAGGAAAGATGTTTGTTTATGGTTCTGACGTTGCAAAAGGTCAATCTGTAACAAACGCATCTGATACTGCAGGTAATGTAACAGGCGATAAATATATAAGTATTGATCCTGCTTTCACACAGTTTTCTAACTCTCCAATTATAATTAGAAGCAAATATGTTGTTTCTGGTTCTGACACTGCTCAGATTGGTTGGGTAGAAGTTGCTACTGAAGATGGAACAAGCGGATATTTATGGTATCTAAAAGCTGAGTCTGAAACAAGACTTAGATTTGAAGATTACTTAGAAATGGCAATGGTTGAAGGCGAATTATCAGCAACCGGTTCTGCCACTGCAGGTGATTCTGATGTTGGTAAAGGTACACAAGGTATGTTTGCTGCTATCTCTGATAGAGGTAATGTAAACGTTGGTTTTACCGCGGCTGCCGGCCTTGATTCATTTGATGCTATCCTTAAAAACTTAGATACTCAGGGTGCAATTGAAGAGAACATGATGTTCTTACAAAGACAAACCGCATTAGACTTTGATGATATGCTTTCGCAAATCTCAGGTGGTTTTGCTGGTGGTACTGCATACGGTTTATTTGAGAATTCAGAGGAAATGGCTCTTAATTTAGGTTTTTCTGGTTTTAGAAGAGGTTCTTATGACTTCTATAAAACTGATTGGAAATATCTAAATGATGCGTCAACTAGAGGCGGAATGACAGGTATTAGTTCTGTTGAAGGGGTATTAATACCCGCTGGAACAAGTACAGTTTATGATCAAATTCTAGGTACAAACATTCGAAGACCTTTCTTACATGTAAGATATAGAGCTTCTCAAGCTGATGATAGAAGAATGAAATCATGGTTAACAGGTTCTGTTGGCGGTGCTTACACTTCTACTCTTGATGCAATGGAAGTCAACTTCTTATCAGAAAGATGTCTTGTAACACAAGGTGCTAATAACTTTGTAATATTCAAAGGTGTATAAGCATTATTTATAAAGGTAAAGGCGCTTCGGCGCCTTATCCTTTGTTTTATTAACTATTTAATTATATTATATTATGGCAAAAAAGAAAACAACTACCCAATCTGAAGGTTGGGAAATGAAAGATAGAAGATATTATTTAAAAAATAATACAGAACCTTTGACTTATACAATACCAAGCAAACATACAAGAAAACATGCTTTGTTGTATTTTGATGAAAAAGAGGGTTCACAAAGAGAATTAAGATATGCTACTAATCAAGACTCTCCTTTTGTAGATGAACAAGAAGGAGAAGCTACATTAGGTCATATTATATTTAGAGATGGTAATTTAATTGTACCAAAACAAAAGCAAAATTTACAAAAGCTCTTATCTTTGTATCATCCATTAAGAAATAAATCTTATGCGGAATTTGATGCAGTAGAAGAAGCGGGAGATGATTTAGCTTTATTAAATGCACAAGTAGATGCCCTTAACGCTGCGCGAGCAATAGATATAGATGTGGCTGAAGCTATTTTAAGAGTAGAAATAGGATCTAGAGTAAATAAACTATCTTCAAGAGAAATAAAAAGAGATATTTTAGTATATGCTAGACAAAATCCAGTTTTATTTCTTGATTTAGCTAAAGATGAAAACGTTCAATTAAGAAACTTTGCTGTTAAAGCTACAGAAGCAGGAATTATTAAACTTGCTCAAAATCAAAGATCTTTCCATTGGGGAAGTAATGATAGGAAATTAATGAACATTCCATTTGATGAAAATCCTTATTCAGCTATGGCAGCTTTCTTTAAAACAGATGAAGGTATAGAAATCTTTAAATCTATAGAAAAAAAGTTAAAATAGATTAATTCATAATAACAAGTAGTCGTTTCGGCGGCTACTTAGTTATTATTATAAAAAAAATACAATGGCGATAAACGTAGACAAAGTTTATAAAACAGTCTTGTTGGTAATAAATAAAGAACAAAGAGGTTACTTAACTCCAGACGAGTTTAATAAGATTGCAACTCAAGTACAATTAGAAATATTTGAGACTTACTTTGAAACGTTAAATCAACAAATGCGTGTTCCTCAAAATGAAAGTGAATACGGTGATCGTTATAAAACGGTTCAAGAAAAATTAGATATCTTTAAAATATTAGGTACAGGAACTTATACAGCTGTAGCTAATGGAGAAGATTATTTTACAACTCCAACAACTTCAGGAGTTGCTAGCGGTACACAAACTTTTGCTACCGTTAATGGCCAAACGGCATACACTCTCACAACTATAACACAAGCACAAGTAGAAACAAGCACAGTAGAAGTAAAATTAAATAATGTAGATTATGCTAATTATAATATTACTGGAGGAGTATTTAATTTAACTGCAGGAGCTATTGCAGCGGGTTCTACTTTAGTGATAACTTTATATCCTGAAAATTTTTATAAATTAGGAACAGTTTTATATAAAACAGATAAAGAAGTACAAGCTATTCAAAGAAATGAATTAGCTCAAATGAACATGTCAACTATCACTAAACCTTCTGAGTATTTTCCAGTTTATTTATATGAAAACGGGAATATAATAATATATCCACAAACTATAATATCTAATATTAGTATGTCTTATTTAAGAAAACCTAACGATGTAGTTTGGAATTTTTCTTCTGCTACAGGATATTATGTATATGATTCTACTACATCAGTAGATTTTGAACTAGATATATCAGAACAAACTATTGTTATTTTAGAAGTATTAAAATACGCTGGTGTAACAATAAAAGATCCTCTAATAATTCAAGCAGCATCTCAAGAATTAGCTGCTAATGAAATAAATGAAAAACAATAATAAATTATGGCTAGTATAATACAACCACCAAATAACGGGTTAGTAACAGAAACAGCGCAACAATACTATGCAGGTTCTCAACAATTTAGAGGTGATGCTGATAATACTGCTGGACAAGAGTTTACAACGACTTTTAATACTGATTTATATTTAGGTAGTTATGACCCTACTACCGCTGATTATAGTTTAAATAATTTTAAAATATACACAAGTACTTTAGGAACTCCAGGAACTTGGACAGAATATATTTCAGCTTATACAGTTGATGGTAACACTATAACTATAACTGGTAATCCAGGAATTAGCGTTTTTATTGTTGTGCAATTAAAAATATTAACAGGAGGAAAATATGGTGATACTGATGCTGATAAAGCATTTGGAGAAGCAGTAGAAGATAATTATGGAGGATATCAATATATAAAACTTAATGATATTGTAAATAATTTTGTAATTGGATATGTTGGAAAAGATAAATTAATTCCTAATGTCAAAAGAACTGATGTAATATTTCATGCAAAGAGAGGATTACAAGAATTTAGTTATGATACTTTAAAAAGTATAAAATCAGCTGAATTAAGTGTTCCACCAAGTTTGACTTTAGTTCTTCCACAAGATTATGTTAATTATGTGAGATTATCATGGATAGATCAACTAGGAGTAAAACATATAATTTATCCTACTGATAATATCACTATAAGCCCTTATTATACTCAACTTCAAGATGATGATGGGATACCAACTCAAGATAACTTTGGTAATGATGCAGAAGGAAATCCTATTACTCAAGAACGTTGGCATGGTGCTAAAGATTATTTAATAAATAATAATTTGACAAACAATGAAGTTAATCAAGGAGTAGATCCAGATTGGTATGGTTATGGATATGGATGGGGATTAGGAACTGGTTATGGTTATGGACAGAGATATGGGTTAGAACCATCTGCTTCTCAAATGAATGGATGGTTTAATATAAATGAAAGAGAAAATAAACTTTCTTTTTCCAGTAATTTATCAGGACTATTAATTGTATTTGAATATATTTCTGATGGACTTGCGTATGATTTAGATAGTAGAGTACCAAAACTAGCAGAAGATGCAATGTACTCTTATGTATTATATTCTATAATAGCTGGAAGAATAAATCAACCAGAATATGTAGTTCAACGGTTAAAAAAAGAAAAAACTGCTAAATTAAAAAACGCTAAAATAAGATTATCTAATATTAAATTAGATGAAATAGTGCAAGTTATGCGTAATAAATCTAAATGGATTAAACATTAATTATGTCAAAAATTTTTCCTAAATTATTTAAAAAACGGCACGCTAGAAGATCAAGAGGAGGTCATATAACTTATGTAACAGGTGATCTTGGAAACTATCAATTTCATGATAAACCTCAGTATCCAGGACATTTACAATCTAGTCACTTAATGGCCGATGATAATGAAGATGAAGCATGGGCTTCTATATATAGAGATGAGGGTGGTAATTGGTCAAATCAAACTTATGAACAAGCTATAGAAAGAAATGAAGTATATAAATTCCATGGAAAAAAAGCAAAAGATAGAATGATTAATTTTGCTAGAAAAGGTAGTTGGAAACGATAAAACATTAAATTAAATGCCAGAAAATAAAAATAGTTTCATTAAATCTAAAATGAATAAAGATTTAGATGATAGACTAATTCCAAACAATGAATACAGAGATGCTACAAATATAGCAATTTCTAGATCTGAAAATCAAGATGTTGGTGCAGTAGAAGCTATTTTAGGTAATGAATTAATTTTTAATAGTAGTGGAAATTTAAAAACCATTGGTACTTATGTAGATCATACAGGAGGATTTATTTATTATTTTTTAACAGATTTTTCAGGAACTTTAAGTGAAAATACTACCTCATCTTCTACATGTCAAATATGTAGATGGTCTCCAAGTTCTGGAATTCTAATTCCTACTGTTCTAGTTGAAGGTTTTTTTCTTAACTTTTCAACACAATCACCAATTCACGGAATTAATTTATTGGAAAATTTATTATTTTGGACAGATAATAGAAATCAACCTAGAGTTATTAATGTTCAAACAGCTAGTCCAAGTGGAGCAGGAATTACACATTACACAGATGAAGTAAGTGTTTCAGTGTGTAAATATTCTCCTTATCAAGCTCCACAATTAATAGATTTACGAAGTATTAGTTTAACAAAACCAAGCACTATGAGTGATGGTGCGGATATTCCTACTATTCTTATAGATGCGTTAGATTGGGCTACTGTAAATTTAGATGTAACAAGATATAGAAATGGTGATTTAATAGAACACGCAACTACTTATGCAGATTGGATTGCTGCAGACACTGCTGATAGAGGAGCTTGGTGTTATTATGATAATGATTTTGGTAACGGAGTTACTTATGGTAAATTATATAATAGACACGCGGTGACTGATTCAAGAGGATTAGCTCCTTATGGATATGATTTACCTACAACGGCAAATTTTACTGCTTTAAAAACTTATGTTGATCCTGTTTTAGGAGTAGCTAGTTTAAAATCCACTTCTGATTGGACTGCTACTTCTAATATTTCTAATAATAGAACAGGATTTGATGCTTTACCTTCTGGAGAAAGAATAGCTACAAGTTCTGTAGTAGATTTTCAAAATATAAATACTCATGCAGAATTTTGGATATATGATGAACTAAAATATTTTCAAATATTAGATGATGGTGATGATCCTACAATTCAAACAGCCGCCGATGATAAATCTGGAAGAGCAGTTAGGGTTATAAAAAATGGTGATTTTAAAGGATGGCAAGGTGATCCAGAATTAATGAAAGATAAATTTATAAGATTTAGTTATAGGTTTAAATATGAAGATGGAGAATATTCATTGATTGCTCCATTTACACAAGAATGTTTTATACCTCAACAAGAAGGTAAATTTGTTAATGATGATGAAGATGACACAATGAGATCTACTATAGTAGAATTTATGCAAAACAATATTAACAATGTTGTATTAAATATAGAACTTCCCTCATTAGATATTATTAATGATTATCAAATACAAGAAATAGATATTTATATAAAGAATCTGATGCTTTATCTTATAAAGTATTACAAAACATTACCTACTGACGAAACAATTAGAGTTTATGATAAAGTCCCTGTAAGAGCTTTAGCCCAAGAAATATCAGGTAACAGAGTAATGTATGGTAATTTTATACAAGGTTATAATGCACCTTTAGCATTAGATTACGCAGTAGAATTAAGAGATAAAAATAATCAAGAATATGAAGAATATCCTCAACATTCTGTAAAAGAAAATAGAAATTATCAAGTTGGAGTTATTTTAGCTGATAAATATGGAAGACAAACAGATGTAATATTATCTTCTAAAGATAATGTCTTAGTGGCTGGAGGAGAACCAACTGAAGGTTCTAATTATTTTACAACTTATAGACCGGTAGAAAATGCTGGTACATTATCTGGATGGCAAGGAGAACAATTAGCGTTAAGATTTGATAGTGCTATTCCATCTTTGGGTTTATATGCTCTAGCTAATAATTATACATTAGATGGACCTTATGTATCACCTTGGCCTGCATTTTTAAATTGGAGTACTCAAGAATTAACTACAGTGGCAGCTCAAGCGGCTTATACTTTTACTAATTTATCTTATCAAGACACTACTGTATTTACTTTATATTTAAATAAAGGAGCAGGATGGGTGTTAATTGATGCAAGTACATATGGCACCGCGGATAGTGGAGATGATGAAATTGTAGTAACATTTACATCTGGTACTCCTGCAACTGCTGATTGGAAACTCTTAGGTAAAAACTTATATAACACTACTCAATATAGATATGAAATAGATTATATTCCAGAAGCTTCTATTCCTACCAATATTATTGGAGCTGCAAATTTAGTAGATTCTATAACTACTCAAACCACAAGTGCAACCCCAGATACTACTCATAATGCGGCAACATGGACAACTAGTGGTGATGGAGTAGATTTAGTAATTAATGTAACCGTATTAAGTCACAAAGTAACTGCAATAACTGTAGTAACTCCAGGAGCTAAATTTGCTGTAGATGATACTATAACAATAAGTACAGCAGTTATAGGTGGAAGCACTAATGTAGTAGTAACTTTAACCGCTGCAGATATGGTACCTGGCGCATCTGGAATATTTAATGCAGAAACATATTTAAGAGGAAAATATACTGATTACGTAGAAATACAAACATTATCTCAAATTAGTAATATTAATAAATACTTTATTTATACCAACGAAGAAATCACTGATACTTACCTGTTCCAAGGAGATAGTACAGTAACTTCTAATCCTACTACTAGAACCGAACCTCTTACAGATCAAAATGTAAGTAATGCTAGTTATAATTTAGATAATGAATTAGGTTTTTATTCTTATAGAATTGTAATAAAACAAAAAGAACAAGAATTTTATAATGTTTATTTACCAGGTATTATAGATGGTTATCCTATGTATGGTAATACAACTGAAATAGGTAATACTGCTTTTATGGTATTAACACATGATAATATAAATAAAGTTCCTAGACAATTAAAAGATGTAAGTAATCAAGATAAACAATTTAATAGTGATTTGTTATGTTTTGGAAGAGTTACTAATAGTGAAACAACTCCAGGTAATCAACAATATTCACCTTCAATTAATGCAGATAGTGTAGAACTTATTGGTGGAATAAAAGATATATTTCCAGGTGTGGAATATTATGCTGGGATAAGTACTGAAAAAATAAATTCAAATGCTATTTTTGATGTTACACAAAAACCTTTTATAGCTAAAATTAATACCCAAAAAAGTATTGGATTAATTCAAACATCATATAACACAGCTGCAGTTTCTGGTAGGCCAGATTATCCTGCATATATGAGATTATGTGCTTATGAAACTGCTCCTACAGTTTC